CTTTAATATCCATCATAGAATTATATTCTAATTCGACTTTTAAAGAGTTGATGATTTTCCCTGCTGTGTTGGCTAATTCCTTGCCAACATTCAAACCCATTTTACCAGCTTTCATTTTAGTGTAATTATCACTAAGGCTTGTTCTTAATTCTGTGATGTTTTGCATAATCTTTGTGTTTTAATTATTAATCTTTGTGTTTCTATTAATTCAGGATATTGTCTTATAAATTCCGCTTTTTTACCTATTCTTTTTGATAGAGTATAAATAACGTAGCAGTCTTTTAATTCTTCACGCATCTTTTTATCTGTTGCGTTTTGCCATTTTCTTACTTTGTCTTTTGGTTGTGGATTGTCTTTATTATATTGAAGTCTATGTTCTTTATTTTTTATGTCCCAATCTTTTTTCCATTGTTTTACTTTATCTGCATTTTCTTTTTTGTAACATTTTTTATATTCAGTAACATATTCTTTATTTTTTTCTTCCCATTCCTTTTTTTTAATAGTGCTATAACCTTCATTTTTTTCATTCCATTTTTTACAAACAGAATATCTACATTTTCTGCATTGGCTGTGATACCTTTGTTTTTTTGTTCCGTCTTTTCTTTTATGTCCAAAAACAATAGGGAAATCATTTATGCTTTTTTCAATATTACATTTTGAACAACACTTGAAAGGCACTTCTGCTAACATCGGTTTTGCAAAAGCAAGGGCTTCGGTGGTGGTATCAACATTTGTATTTCTATCAATCATTTGTGCTAATTTTAAAGTTTAGTGTTTCTAATCCCTTGCATTCGCAAGTCTGCAAACCGTTATGCGCACCGCACTATCTGAAACCTACTAATGATACAACCATCCCCACTATACCTCTTACGAGGCTCATACAACGATGTTTTCAAGTTTGGTGCATTATGTCTTAGCAAGGTAACAAATCTCTCGTAAAGAGCATCTTGTGTATCTCTCATATTATTTACAACTTTAATCGAATTAATGATGGTTGTGTGGTCACGATAGGAAAGGAATCTGCCTATCTCGGAAAGGTTATAACCATTCTCGTAAGCTATGAAACAAAACAAATGTCTTGCCGTTGCAATGTCAAAAGTGCCTCGTCCACTATCTTGAATCTTTTTGATGGGGATGTTAAGTCCTGTTGCAATGTCTATAAGTATTCTATCCATTGTTCGAAGTTTTTAATCCGTAATCAGATAACGATGGATGTACCCATTGAAAGTCAATCATATCAGGTGCAAGTGGTGTGTTATCAATAAGCAATGCTTTCTCTTTCTTTGCTTTAATCTTTGCACCGAATCCTGACTTCACTTTGATCCCACGATATCCAATGTAGTGCCTTATTTGGTGTTCAGTTATCTTGTAATAATCTGCCCATTCAAGTGCGGTTTTTTCCATTGCGTGTTCCATTATGTATTCCAAAACTATCGGTGTTTTTCGATACCCTGAATCTTTCCCTTTAAGTCCATTTCTGTAAAAGAACTGGTGCATTGTTCGATACGTTACGTTTGCAAGTTTCGCCCATTCCTTGTAGGTGTACTTGGTTGGTGTTGCTTTGATTTGTTGTACTATTTCTATGTCCATTTTGTTTTGTTTTGATGTGTTATTTAATATGTGATAACTTGCGCTACAAAGCAATGAGGCACTGCTTGTAGCTGACAGTTAGGTGCAATGCTATGCGACCTCCGATAAAAGCTGGTTTATTACTTCATCAACTTGCTTCCCGTTACCTAAATTATCTTCCAACATTGACTTAAAGAACTCTTTATAAACTTCATCAGTCAATATTGTTTCAGTTGTTACTTCGGGATAACCAAACTCTTTCAAGTTCTTTACACCAGCTTTTAATAAATGTTCTCTAATTTGTTCGTTTGTCATTTTATTTGAATTTGTGAGAAGCACTGCACCTAACAAGGTATTGCCAAAAGCAGGGCATTCTCGGTTAATTAATCATTTGTACTTCTATTGGGCATTTGTACAAGGTTGAAACATTTATCTTTCAAATCCCTGCCTTCGGCAATACCCAAACCGTTACCATCACTCCAAATATATCACCAACTTATCTTCATTGCTTTCTTCCTCATCAATCTCAAAAACTCCAAGTGGTACATTTTGCGATATGGCAATATGAAACAACCGATGGTCACGAGATGATTTTGGAACGCATACCCTATATGTCTTCCCTTGATAATCAATCGTTGGTCTTGTGATGGTCAGCACACCACCACGATACGATGTAAGCACTTCGGTAGTATGCAAAAAGAATGGATGTTGAGATGCTACACGATAGCTATGTTGATTAGTGCTATACACTATCTTGATGCAGTTAGGAGGTGTCATAGTGATAACGTATTATAGTATTCTCTTGCCTTGATAATCTTTCCTTGCAACTTCTCCATCAACACGGCATCATAGTCAAAGTTAAAGACCTTGATACGCTTTTCAATAGGCAACTCAAGTATGATGTCATTGTTACGTTGGATCTGCTGACATTGTGCGATGTAATCTTCGTTCTCATAGTTGCGTCCAAACTTCCAAGCAAGACGTTCGCACTCGGCTATAACCATCTCCTTCGTATTAGGCACAAGAGCATAGATTAACCGATACTTATGAACCCCTGTTAACTTCATATAGCATTGCGCCTGTGTTTCATACATTGTAGTTGGTTCGGCTTCAAAGAACGTGCGTAATGACCACGAAGTCTTGATGTCTTCCACCGCATCCGTGAGGATAATATCAGGTGTACCAATGATGAACTCATCTTGTAACTTCTCACGATTCTTGGTTCTAAACGCACCGCCAAGAACATCTTGTACAAGTTGCATCGAATCTTGTTCCATTGCCAAGCCTTTGTCCATATACTCGTTGTTCACAAATTCACGATATCCGTATTCATATTGTAACCACATTGATTCAACCAATGTCTTACCGGTTGCTGACAAGTTACCTGCGTCTTTATCCGCTTTTAGTTTCGGTTCAGTTAGTAATGCACCCACACCACTACATCTGAAAAGTATTTGCTTATCCATTGAGTAACGCCTCCTTCGTGTAGTATTGTGATGTTAAACCAAGTGTTTGAGCCACATCCTTAACTGATGACAAGTCGCTAAGATTCAAGCATTGTTCAATGAACTTTGATACCCTTTCTTTCTCTTTAGCATCGTTAATCTTGTCATAAGATAACAACTCAGTATCGCCTGTAAAGGCTATCACATCCTTGCGGTTTAAGTTCGCACCAAACAAGTCACCGAAGTGGTCACAAGCGTCTTTGATAGCGATTGTCTTAGCGATTGGTAGTGCCATCATTACCGCACCTTTGCCTACGTTCGACATATCCATCTGAAGTGAACCGCTACCTGCTTTGGTTTGTAGTTCTTGCGCACCTACACCATCGTGGAACTCCATTGTATTGGTTGCAGGATTCAAATAATGTACCCTAACTGTCACCTCAACTGCATTCATAAGCATACCAGTCTTCAGTACTTCAATAGAATACTTTTTAAAGCATCTACGAAGCAGATATTCAACCTTATCAATCGGTAGGTAGTTGTACCCCTTAATGAATGGATGTTGTTTAACCCAAGCCTGTGGTGGCGGTGTAGCAAGTACCACATTGAGTTGCTCAAGTGGTATTGCTACGTCAAGTTGTTTAAATAGCGAAGTGATAGTCGGCTTAGTTGCCTTGACTAAGTTAGTGTTATTAGTCATTGTTACCTCCTTCTCTTTCGCCTACGAAATCACTACCTTCGTGGACATCATCTTCACGTTCACGCATACGTTCAACTTCGGTCATTGATGATAATGTTTGGTAAGCAAGTAATTTCGCTTTTGTAATAACTTGTTCAGCAATAATAATCGCATCGAGAAATTCATTTTGTGTTGATGGAATGTAGCCTTGTTCAAGATGCCATTCTAATCCAAGATTGCTTACTTGAATGTCTCGCAAAGAGACTACATCAATAGATTCTTTTTCGTTTAGCCATAGTTGTTGGATTATACCGCTTGGCGATTGCAGGAACATTGGAAATTTGTGTTGTGTTTTCATTGTGTATATAATTTTTGTAAAAGTAATTAATTTTTTAATACGAAATCATCGTTAACTAAATATTAGCAAACGTCAGTCGGTTGAGGTTCGTGATATTCCAAGTCACCCTTAACTCCTTGCTCATCATCCAATCGCACCCAGTCTTGAGATAATGCCACCTTAGATGCAGTCCATTGACGATGTCCGTTCTTCAACTTCCAATAAGCTACCAAGTCATCGTGTGTCTTTTCATCGGTAATGAGTCGATTGATAATAAAATCAATGACCGAATCCATTTGTTCGGTTGTGATGCAGGAATCTATCCACGCAGATACGATGTTGTAATGTGTTGATGGTATCATTTGTTTAGTGGTTTAAAGGTGTAAATTAAGGCTCGTTGAATGCTATCTGTGTATGTCATACTATCCGCCATATTTTTGTGAAATTCCTCAAGGTACATCTGCATCTCGTGAGGTTGTACACCGTTATCTTCTGCGGTTAGTTCAGCAATAGCTTCGATTCGTGATATGTCTTTGTTCTTTGCCATATCAATAACAAGTGGATGGTTGATGTGTAGATTAGTCATTGCACACCTCCTTTTCTACTACTATTCCGTCATTGAAGTGTCCGAGATATGCTATGCCATCTGACCTCATCTCGTTGTAAGCAAACATAAGGTCATAACCCTCTCCATAATCTTTGCATATTAGTTCAATATTACCCCACCCTAAAGTACCTGTACGTGCAGGTGGATTAGTATCTATATCAATGAATTTAACAAACTCAATAGGCTTCTTTTTTTCTATCGGTGTTGCCTCTCCGATAATAGTTACTTTAGTCATTCTTGATAAGATGTTTAGTTAATAATTCTTTTTCGGTCTTGCGGATAACTTTCTTATCCTTTTCGTTTGCCACTCGGACAAATACGCCCATTAGTGGTGTTTTGTACTTCGGCTTTGCGCCTGTTTTTTTTGCCATTGTTTATGTTTTAGTTTTTAAAAATGTGAACTTGCTGCGATAATATACATTCCGCAGTAGATGATGAATGTGACCATTATTACTTGAATGGCAATAATTGAGTAGATGAGTAGTTTTTTCATTCTATTAGTTTTTTTTGTATTCTTTTATTGTGATTAAATTTTTGCCATATTGAACTTGCTTTGAAGTGATTGTAAATCTTTCAGGGTTAGTTACTTTTTCTATTTGAGTAAATATTGTTTCAATTCCCTTTGAGATACAAAACATCATCTCATTTGCTTGTCTTACAGAATTGGTTGCATCGTGGTCACTTACTCTAACTTTAACTTGCTCATTTGTATTTGCATTTAATACATAGAAATAAGTTGAACATCCGTAATCAGTAAATGAAGAAGTGATGTTTGATTTTAATTCAATATTTAACATTGATGCTTGTGTTTCAATCATATTTGAAATTAAGTCTTTTGATTCTATTAGTTGCTGTGCGTTCATTGTTTTTAATTGATATGCAAATATAATATTATATTCTCCATACTACCAAATCTTTTTTTCAAATTTCGCTGAAACTCAATGACACCAACGGAAGAAATTTTTTAAGAATGTGGAATTCAGTTGCAAATTGCAACCACAAACGTGCCAAATTGATGCCGACTTGCACCCGAAGGGAGATAAGATACACCCCAAAAGCAAGTCACCTCGTAGAAACGAGGTGGCTCTTAAAATACACATATGAAAACAATCTTTTACCTACTCAATAACTCACGCATCAACTTGCGTAATCGTTCTGCTTCGGCTTCTATCAACAATAATCTTTTCATCACTTCAATACGTTTCTCTTCGTTAGTCATCGGCACTTGGGTCAAATAATTCACTATACATTTCATCTACGCACATATCAATAATCTTAAAACAACGAGTAAGGATTCGGTTCTTCATTGCTCTACCATCTGCCGTCATTGGATCAAGTTCTTGAACGGCTGAGATTGCCCAGTAACTATTGGTGATATACTCACTATTCGTAGTGAACTCAACGATTGCATCAGCAAATAATTCTTCTTCTTTTTCTTTTTCTTCCTTTGCCATAGTTAAAATAAATGTGTTATTCTACTGACTTGTCCGTGTTGTTTGTGATGCAAAAATCCTTCAACTGCTTTGATACTCAAGTACCCATTTCGATGATGCCAACTATCCGTGCCACTTGGCGAACGTAATGATTCAACAGTTACTCCTGCATAATCTTTGGATGACTTATGATGGATATGATGCGTATAGATGTATCTATGTTTCGTTTCTGCCCATTCTCTGCTATACTCAAGTGCCATAAGCAATGGAAGGTCTTGTTGTTTCGCACCATCTCCGTGCGTTGTACCTATCAAGTTATTGTGGTATTGATATGCCTTGCGATGTGCTATCGAACAATCGAAAGTTATGTTTGTGCAATCTTTAAAATAAGTTTGAATAATCTGCGCCAAGAAGAATCCATTGGTATAATCGTGGTTTGATGGATTAAACGTAAAGTGAACATCGGCAACCGATAACAATAATTCCAAGACATCGGTGTACAACTTCTTGGCTATCATAAAATTATCATACCACATCCCATCGGTATCTTGTTGCGTAAGTGATGTAGTCGAAGACTTGGCATTGTCAACGTGCAATATATCGTTACCACCAATGAAAAGTATCTTGTCGATGTTATACGCAGACACCTTACTTAAGATGCCGTTAACCCCCTCTAAAACTCGTTTAACCGCTATTTGCGAATTATAATCTTCGCCTGTTTCAAACGCTGAACATAACTTACCAATATGTATGTCGGCAGGATCAATAACTAACAAGTGACCATCCTTGCAAATCTCACGTTTTATCTTTGTGAATGTTGGTCGGTAGGCTTGTAAATCGGCAATCAATTCAGAACGAAGTGTCTCAACTCGTTGCACTTCTTGTGGCACATAATTCGGATTCTTAACTTGTATTGATGCGCCTTCATCCTTTAGCCACATTGTCTTGGCATCCATTATTGATACACCAAGCCGATTCGCAGCCTCGTAGATTCCTTCTTGAATATCGGCAATGCGTCTTCCGTGTCTTGAGATATATCTACCTAACTCTTTAACATCATTGTTCTCTTTACTATTGGCTTTAACATTCAAGATGGTTTGTGCTATCTCTACTCCTGTTTTCTCCTCCGAATATATCTGCTTAATAGCGTCATCGTACTTAATCCACTTCGATGTCATTTGTGTATTTTAAAGTGAAAAGGGTGACGAATATACGCCACCCTTATAAGTCATTACTACTTGTTGCCGTAAGCCTTGTACGCTGGGTTTATCCAATTAATCAACACAGGTAAGTTCGCCACTATTCCTGCCGTCAATAACTTCTTAACCATAACCATATCAAATGAGAATAAATCGTGACCATTGGATAACTCAACAAGCCACAAAGATAGGATAATAGTTGCGAATCCTTTTACGAATGTTCCAAACGGAGTTGTTAATGCTTTTTTCATTTTTTTGTTATTTTAATAAATGGCAATATTACCAAAAGTCCTTTTACAATACCTCTCCAAAGTTTACCTCCGAAGGTTCTTGATGGTGTTGATGCAAGTTGATTAGCGACTATCGAAGCCTCATTGACTATGATGTCTTTTCCTTCTTGCGTAATGTTTACTTTAATGTCTGACATATCTTTAAGTTGTTGATGATGTTGTTGTGAAATACAAATCTGCTTCTGCCTTGCGCCTACGAGTTAACCCTTTCTCAAATGATGAACCCTTATTAACCCACTTCATAAACTCCGTACGAATCGTGGCATCTGATGGATTCGCATTTACCTTCTTGAGTAGCGTTGACTTGTCAAGATTGCCTAACCCAAGATTATAACTAAATGATACTAACGCATCGAACATACCTTGAGTTAGAACACTTCGTACTCGCTTAGTAACTCCATACTCAAAGCTAAGTAATATCGTAGCGAATAACTCATCAGCACGTTGCTGAGTAAGTACATCACCCTTCTTAACTCTGATGCCGTTCTCGTATTGCGTATTGCCCCAACCGATTGTCCAAATAGCCTTGCTATCTTGATACGCTTGTAGACGGCAAGATTCAAAGGTTTGGATTAGTTTAATTCCGACTTGTGATACTTTCATTACTTACGGATTGCTTTAACTCTTCTACCTATATGCTCTTGATACAACTCACCTTCCTTGAAGTCTTTAATCTCTTCGATGATACACTCCATCACTTTAGCCGACCTATCCATCATCAAAGATTGTCTATCAATGCTACGAGTATTGGTTTCAATGATTCCATACATCTTTACTCTATCTTCTTCCATAATACGCTTCACTTCCGCACGAAGTGAATCAAGTTCATTCATTGTACGTTCGGTAAACTTATCGTATCGTTTCCATAGTATGTAACCACAAAAAGCTAACACACCTACAAGTGCGCTTTGCTTTAACATCTCTTCTATCAGTTTTGTTTCCATTGCTTTATATCAACTTTTGCTTTTATTTTATTATTCAAGGTTAGGTGTTGCATTAATCCAAAGACCATCTCTGCTTTACTTTCCACATCATCTCCAAGTATGGCATCGGTTTCGATATGAGCAATGTATAACTGCTTCAAATCTTCGTATGTGCCAGTCCAAGTGAGGGTGATTAGGTTACTCATCGTTCTTCCAAGTAGAGCCATCGAATGTTTGACCTAATATCCAATCAGATGCGTTGATTTGTATCGTGTTCAATTTACTCAATAATGATAACCATTTGGTTTGTATGAACGCTTTAATACTCGCTTCGTTTTGATAGTTGTAAAACTTATCATTACATCTAAATACAACCATATTGCCGTCAATACGTTCTATCTCAGGTATCTCTTGTTTTAAAGATTGAAAGGTTGCATCCTTATCAGGAATGGCAATGAATTTAGCAGGAATCGTTATGTATAGTTCATAACGTAGATTAAAAGTAGAATCATCGTTCTTTAAGTTTTCTAAAATTCTTGCCTTTGTTTGGGCTTGTGTTGCGATTGTTAACAGCATCAAGGCTGTAATGATTATGTATCTCATATAGTTATTGTTTACCAAGTTTCTGTCCATTCGATTGTTACAAAACAAGCACCACCTGTCATAGTTACTCCTCCAAGATTTATAGATAATGCTTGTGATGCTGAATTGAGTATTATAGGTTTGCTTCTTAATCCAAAGTCAAACACATATTTTTCTGGTTGTGTTGCCGTAGTTGAACAAAATATAGGCGCAGTTTCAACCGAACCAATCGTAGTGCCAAGTGTAGGATTAGCAGTATAATATTGAACAATTGAACCTGCCGCAGCATCTGAGGCATCAAGTGGTACTGCCGTCATAGCCGTTGCCGTTCCTGATGTATTAGCCGTTGACCTTTTAATTAATGCAACATTGAATGTGCTACCTGCCGTTTGCGTAGCTGAGAATATAATCTTAGTTATCATTATTGTTTTAGATGCAACACCTGAAATAGTGAATATATCGGTAGCTAATGCAGCAGGACTAAAACTACCTGATGATGCACGATATGTTACACGATGGCGCATCTCATCTTTGGTTAATAAAGAACCATTTTTAGTTACAGAAAATTGCGTATAATCACCATTTGCTGATGATGGTGTAGATGTAAGTGTATCAGAACGAATGCCCATAATAAAAGAACCACCATCTCCACTTGCGGAAGCGGCATCTTCTAATTTATAACCTCCACTTGCCCCTGAAGCTAAAAGTGTATTTGTAACTACAACTGATTGGCTTGGATTAATATAAACAATATTATTTGCCGTATTCAAAACTATAAATACAGTTGCCGTTCCTGTCATTGCTGATAATCCTGTTAATCTAATTCTTTTAGCACCCATTGTTGGCATAAAATATAAAGAAGTATCTCCACTTGAAATACTTGAACTTGCACCTGCACCTGATACTGTATACCTATACAACAAATTTGTAGATGGAGTTGTCCAAGTTGAATCATCATTACTAAATTGAGCAGTTAATGCACCTGTGTAACCTCCTCTAACTTTTATTGATGCTGTTGCATATCCATCACACAATGCCAATACCGCACTACCTGCCGTTGCCGTTCTAGTTGGTGTTAAGTTTTGTGTAGTAATAGTACCGCTTACCGAATACGTTGGTACTGATGATGTAA